AGTAATAATCATAGTATCCAAACCAATCATGATCGTTGAGATCAGTCGCTTCAGAAACCGAAACCCTAAAACGAGTCGGACGGATACGTTTAACGTAAAATCGTTCATTAATAGGAAGGTCATTATCCTCAAGAACACGGTCTTCTTGTTCCGTGACTTCGGGATCGTCCCAACTTTTAAGATAAGGTTCGTCTTTTTGTGGATTGCGCCAGTCATTAGCATAGCCTACTTCTATAATACCGAAACGAGTAAAACTGTCGCGCGCTGCAAGTTTGACGTGCTTCGTGAAATTCATCGCACGCTGAGTTACAAGAGTGTTAAGAACATCTTCTTTCAGCGCCGCACTCTCAGCAGCAAAATCCTGATTCCATTGAGAATTGCCCGGACACGGACTGATGATAAACTTGGGTTTTTGGAAAAGCAGTTGGGCGAGTTTAATTTTAATCGTGCTATAAAATAGATTGATGCAATAAGGATTATAATTTGTAGTAGGATAATCTTTTCGCTGAGTCCACTGGAAACCTTCATAGTATTGATCCAGCAGCTTGCACTTGAACTTGCCAGCCCATTCACCATGAAACTTATTTGCAGATTGTATGCGTGTCTGCCACGGGCTGTTGATTTCTGTGAGTTGTTTTTTAGCCATTTGACAGTTTAATTAAAACGATGAGGCTGCTACAGGTCCGCGCCTAAGTTGACGATTTATCACAGAATTGAAATATGCAAAAGAATTGCGCGGTGGTTTTTTCTCAGCCTTGCGCGGTGAAGTTCCGTGCATTGCTACAAAATAACGTGTAGGATCATATGCATGGTCTGGAATCGACTCATCTCTATCATCACTATAAATTGATTTACCATCGACCGTACCTAAGAGCTTTTTACGCTGAGCACCAAGTTGCCGAATTGCTTCTTTGCATCCCATCGGATAGGACTCAGACGCTTTGATAAAATAAAGTCCCGGCGCTGGAGATTGCCCGGTAACAGGATGTTTGTATCTTGGGCTTGGAAGCAAAAGTTCATTAATACGATTTCTTGTCGCAAATTCGTTGTTGTCGGCTGGCAACCACAAAAGTTCAGGTCCAGGCAATTCTGAATCTCTATATTCATCAGCCACCGACCAAAAGCCGCCCTGTTTTTGAGCCGTTTTCTTAAAGATTTGGGGATCAGCATAATTAGCGCTGTATTCTTCGTTCCCACTTAATTCTGAGATCGCCCGCCTGTGATAACTAATTACTTTGGATGCGACATAGTATTCACGATATGCAATAAAAACTCCACCATACGCAGCAAACCATATGCAACAAGTAGGAGCAGAATCACCGTGATCGAGAACCCTAAAAAGATTTCCCTTTCTGCTGATAGTATCAAGAATTTCTTCCGTTGGCTCAAGTATGCTCTCTTTACGCAGATTGTGAATTGCTGCTGTCGAGCTGCCCCATTGACCTTTAACATATTTATCAACCCACTCAGAATCACGTCCGAGTGCGATATCATAAGATTCTTCAGAACCTAAATCGCGCTGCCACTCACCTTCGCAATAAAAATAACCAGGATTTCTTTCAGGACTATCAGGATGATACTTCCTGTAAATATAATGAAATTCAGTATCAGGATTTGTGAGCAGCATGAGATAAGAAGGCACGATATATTTACCAAATTGATTAGTAGGCCACGGGGAACCCACAATTCTCTCGTGTAATTCAAGAAGTTGTGGAGGAACAACAACGCCGTCCCAACGACCAAGACGTGCATCCAAAACGTCATAAACTTTTTCTTCCGTTTCTTCAGCCTGATCTACAAGTATGCTATTTGGTTCAATACCACGGAGTGTATTTTCATCAACGTTATCAAGATGCAGCCAATAGATTAAACTACTATTACTAAGAAGCGTCAGACCGTCTTGTTCGTTATGGCCGGCGATCAATTCCGTCGGCATCATTTTAAAGAAAGTCTGCATTGTCGTGCGCTTTAAGTCTGTGTACTTTTGACGCGCGATTATCATGCGGTAATTAGTAAACATATTAAGCAAGTTCATGCTTTTGAGAGAACCTGCCCATGTTTTACCATTATTGAATCCGCCTGAGAAACACTGATTGCGTGCGACCGCGTAGTAGAATTCTTCCTGCGCACGATTGGCGAATTGTACTTGGAGTTCCACTTGAGGTTAAAAATTAAGGAGTTGAAAATATTTGAACCATACGATTTAACCAAGATTTTGCAGAGCCACCATCTACTCTGTGCTTTATATCTATAGTATGAGAACCAGCTGTTAAACTTGTTAACTTACAAACTGCCTGTGTAACTCGTTGATTTGAAGTATCAGGAGATCCTGTTGCCCCACCACAACTTTGATCTGAGCCATCTAGAAAAACTTCATTAAAACCAGTATTACCAGGGGATGCAGAAAAAGAATCTGCAATATATAACACACTTATATTTCCTGGAGCATTTAATGTAAATGTAACTGAATCAGGTGTAGTTAAATCTACAAACGATGTACTAGCTGTACTCTCGGTTGTTTTGATATAAGTACTACCTAATATAACAGATGACGATGATCCTGAACTATAGGACCCAGCACTTAAACTGGGTCCTACGTAAAGTGTAATTTGTGTTGTTGCAGAAGCTACTGAGTTTCCTGTAAAATTTACATTCTCTGAACCAACAAGTGGAACAGAGTTAATAACATTAAAACTTTGTGCAGCAGTAGCACTTAATCCACTACCAGCATTAGCTAACATATCAACTCCATTAATATCAGTTACAGTTACAGAATAACTAGCCGTTGGTGCTGGAGAGCCAGGTTTTACTGTAACACGATAAATAAAATAACCCGTAAGTTGAGTTTGTGTTGTACTTATGTAAGAAAGTGATGCAGCAGGGAAGCTACCTGTACTTGCATCGCCCGTACAATTAATAGTGATTGTCCAATTTGGCGAACTACCCAGACGTACAGGAGTTCCTACAGTACAGGTTCCTGCCGCGTGTGCCAAGATTGGCAATAAGAGTAAAAGAGCCTTTTTCATTTTTCTTTATCTCCCTCCCCTTGAGAGATTGCTTCTACATTATATTGATGCTTACCAATATGACCATATGCAAGAATACACCGTGGGTCTTTAAGCGGTAACTCACCCACTTTCGGTACTTTTATAGAATTACAACGCCCAGGTGCGGAGCTCATAGGTGCATCTTCGGCATTTTAAGTTTTAACTTAGGTTTTTTAATCTTAACACTATGAATAAGATTAGTTGCTTTAAAAACAGGATTGCTAGATTTCAGCGGATGCATTTTCGGCACGCCGCCAGTAAGTTGAAAACTCGTTACAGGGGCGTTCGAGGTTTCTACAAAACGCTGTTGTTTGAGTGCCTCGATTCTAGCCATTTCTACCTCTTAGCAACCCTTAACACGCATCAATCGCGGATTCTTCTTTTTTGCTGAGGCGGAAGCTCCACGGCTGCGTGCAGCGAGTATAGCACCAGCAGCTTTTTTAGAAACTCCCTCCTTACTTGCAATCTTCGATTGTACCGCCGCAAAACCCGGATGAGCTTTAGACATTTTATTTCTTCTTTCTCCTAGCATTAACAATATGACGAGCTGCTTTTTTGTAAGGGAGACCTTTCTCAGTGGTCGATGCGAAATCGTGAAGTTGTTGTCTCGACATCGAAAGGACTCCCCTATTTTTTGCAGAAACCTCAGAAGGATGGTGTTCTGCAATTGCCATCAAACGACGTTGTTTAACACTCAGAGCTGGCATTATCTGTGAAATACAATAGGTGTATTAATACCAGGCACGAACCACGAAAGAAGCCAGATAACTAATAGAATACAGACAACAGCAACAATAATAGTTTTAATTGGTTGTGGCATTGGTATGAAAGTGAGAATCAACCAAAGCACGAAACCAATTACTGCAAGAGCAAGGATCAGACCGAGAATCGACATTTCGAGAAACTCCTTTACGGCCAACTTACTGAACCTGCGGTTGGAGCAGTATTTCCACCGCCTGTAATATTAGTAGTACAAGACCACGTAACAGTATTTGCAGGAACTGAAGCAAGTGAGCCCATCACAGCTGCGCTAGAAGTTGGATTTACACCAATGAGGCACATAATATCTCCCATGCCCCACTCTAGAGCGAAAAACTTAGAACCCTTGCTCTGCAAAATCGTCGAGGCGAGAGAACTCTTACCATCAGCACTTACACATTTTAGACCAGCGTTAATCGACCCGCCGGACATTTTTGTTAAAGTGCAGATTGTACCATCACCCTGCGCGGCCGTAACGGTTAAAGCTAAAGTGCTATTTGTAATTGCAGCATTGTGTGCATTCATTACATCTTGCACAGTTTGCGCGCCCAGGGAAATCGTTAGTCCGAGAAAAACGACGGCGAGTCGAACAGTCACAAAGCACCTCTGTAAGATAGAAATTTAGGCGACCATCTATAATTCTGCGAGTAGGTTTTAGCACCCGCAGCACCGATACCCTCAAGATTATTAAAATTAGAGAAAAGAAAGTCCCCGCGCTGTGCGTGCAATTGGCTACTGAGTACTTTACTGAGCCAACCAAATGCAGGAACGATCATATTATTTAAAGAGCA